ACGATGTTACAGAAACAAGCATATTAGAAGATCCAATTATACAAAATGTCCTTGATGAATTCAAGTCAACAGATGAGCAGATTTTAGCACAAAATGCTGCATCAATGCATGAAAATATTAATCAAAGTATCCAAGAAAAACGTGAACAACCCGAACAACAAATACACCAAGAACAAAATATGAATAATCAAGCGCCTATAACTCAAAATTCTTTTGATCTAAGATATAATAACTCAGGTAAAAAAATAATTGATTTCAATATAGTGAAAAGAGTTGTTATTATAACTTTTATAGTTTTAATATTTTTGAACACAAATATTTTAAGCATGGTTCTTATGAAATTGCCACCACAAATATCTTCAATATTTCAAGATAAAGATATATATATAAATGTTGTATTTACATTTTTAATGCTATATGGTTTAATGTATTATAATGTCATATAGTTAACTAATTTTACATAAATCTATCACGGGGTCTATATCGTTCTAGATCTGGGCGTTTTGTAGGACCTGATTTAGCAGCAGGCGATGATCTAGGAGATGGTGATTTGGCAGCGGGCGATGATCTAGGAGATGGCGATTTAGGAGGAGATGATGATTTGGCAGCAGGAGAATGTGGTTTGATGCTCATAAGACTAAATAATTGAAATAGTTCATCTTTTTGTTGATTGAATTGTTTTCTTTCTTCTTTAGAAACATATCTGCGTTGTGTTGGATATTTCACAGCATGTTTAGGAACATACGTTAAACGATTTGGTTGTGTTCTCTTTCTTGTACCAGTAACTTGCTGAGAAAGAGAATCGTGTAATTGTGCAACTGGGCCAGCACGACGGGCTAATTTTACTCCACTCATCATACTAGATAACATATCATCGTCAGTGGGACTACGATTTCTTTTTCCATATCCTATTTGTTGTTTATTTGACATTTTCCTACATGTATAAGATATTTTTTTCTATAATACCAACGCATATATATTATTTTGATCATAGCCTTCTTTGTTTAAATTTGTACTATCTAAACCCTGTGCGCCATATACACCTTCATTATTGAATCCTTTATCTATTCCTTTTATTTCTGACATATAATTTTCTATATCTACTATATTATTTTGTGCTGCAATCAAATGTTCATCAGATATATAATTTAATTGTATGACATCATTTTCATTCTCTATTTTTTTAGTTTCCTCTATTTTGTTTTGTATATCATCGTTTGATATAAAGAATGTTTCCTTTGAATTTTTATCTTTAGCATACTTTGATTTTTCATTATTATTTATTTTTGTTTTTAGTTTGCTATAAATTTCGTAATATATTAAGAATAAGCAAAGGGCTAATATAAAACCGAGTGTTGCATCATAATATATACAGCATATTATTAATATTCCTATAAATAATTGCGTGTCTTTATAAATCATCTTCTTATAAAACGGGAAATCGTCCATTAATATAATTGTTATTAACAATAATAACGCAAATATTCTTAATGAGACTTTAAAAACATTATCTTCCATATCTATTATCTTGTTATAATATATTTTTATCAAATATATAAAAACAATTTAAGTTATATAAATGATATAATTATGAAAACTGTATTAACGTTTAATGGATATGGTGTTTCAAAAGAAAACAATGATGAACTTATCAAAACATTAAAGAAAGATTTAACAATGACACCCAATATCAACTTTGCGATGACGAATGGGGATCCTGTATCATTTCCAATATATTGTGAAAGTGAAAAATATCTTTATTTACCAAGATATTATGGATTGCAGAAATATGGTATTCCAAATAAATGTACACTCGCTGAAGGAAAAACATGCGAAAATATGATATTTAATGGGACTTTAAGACAACAACAACAAGAGCCTGTAAATAATTTTATAAAAGCAGCACAAGATCCTTCAAAAAGAGGAGGAATCATATCTGTACCATGTGGATTTGGCAAAACTATTATGAGTGTATATATTGCTTGTCATTTTAAGAAAAAAACTTTATTTGTATCTCACAAAGATTTTTTGAATCAACAATTCAAAAAAACAGTAGAAGACTTTGTTCCAGCTGCGAGAATTGGTTTAATTAAACAATCTAAAGTCGATGTCGAAAATAAAGATTTTGTTATTGCATCTCTTCAATCACTTGCTTTAAGAAATTATGATAATGATATATTTAAAGAATTTGGTCTTGTAATTATCGACGAGGTTCATCACCTTGGTGCTGAAGTCTTTTGCAGAGCATTCAAAAAATTAAATACATCTATGATTTTAGGTTTGAGTGCTACTTTGAATCGCAAGGATGGAATGAGAAAGGTATTTGAAAGTTTTATTGGCAAATCTGTTTATAAACAAACTACAACCGAATCAATTGATGTAAATGTTCAAATACATAAATATTTTACACCTGATATAAACTATAGTCAAAACTTACAGATGTGGAATGGCAAACCAAATTGTACAGGTATGATAAATAATATTTGTTCATATCAACCTCGCACACAATTTGTAATTGATATTATTAAAGATATATTGAAAACCGAAAAAGAAAGGAAAATTTTGATTCTTAGTGAAAGAAGAAAACAACTTAACGACTTTGAAAATTATTTTAAAAATAATGATGATATTCATACATCAATTGGATATTATGTTGGAGGAATGTCACAAAAAGATTTAGATGAAGCATCTAATGCACAAATTATTCTTGCAACATACCAAATGGCATCAGAAGGAATGAATATACCAACCCTTAACACTGTAATATTTGCTAGTCCTATATCAGATATCCAACAATCAATTGGACGCATACTTCGTGAAAAACCATCGGAAAGAAAATATATTCCTTTATGTATCGATATTTTTGATGATTTTTCGATTTTTATTAGAAAAGGATATTCTAGAATCAAATATTATAAATCTAAAAACTACAATATAAAAAACTACATTGATAATCAAAGCATTGATATTGAAAGTACGAAGGATAAAAAATACTCTTTTATTGATGATGAGTGATATTATTTAGACATGAAGAAATAATATCATTTAATAATAAGTAGATGGAAAATAATTGGGTAATATTTATTATATTATTTTCAATTTTTATAATATACATATATTACTCGTATGATATTTATAAACTAGAAGAAGACGAATATTTACAAGACAGACGTAATGATAGAATTAGATGTCCACCAAAAATTTTCAAACAAGAACAAAAAACCAATGATGATGATAATAAATACAAAATAAATTTATTCACAGAAAATGAAACTATAAAAAATAAAGGGTTTATAAATGAACTAATGTATAAACCATCATATGATTCTACACTACCGCATACAAATGAACTATATGTTCCTAATATACCTCTAAATGATTATCATGAAAATGAAAATATGCAATTTGCTAATGTTCATTTGAATTACTTATTAAAATGAATATAATAATTAAAAAAATAAAAAATAGTATTATTAATTAAGATGAAATTAAAAAAAAGTAATAAAAATAAGAGGGGGGGAGAATATAATGATCAACAATATTTGCCCCCATCATTCAAATTACTTGGCAGTGGCTCATTTGGTTGTGTTATACAACCCGCCTTAATGAAAAATACTACTGACAATTATGTAGATAATAATTATGTAGGAAAATTATTTAAATCAAAAGATGAATTTGATGATGAACTAAGACAACTTGATATAATAAAAAGATACAATATTGATCCTAATAATACATTCACTGTAAAACTTATAACACAAAATGAAATTAATATCAATGATATATATAATATTCAAGATGTATACAAATGTATATTAGATAATCATGCCGAAAATAATAACAGATCTGTGTATCAAATTGTTCTTGAAAATGGCGGCAAATCATTACATTCATTAAACACACTAAATACTAGTATAACGTTTGAAAAACTTATACAAATCCTTGAACCTTTTTTACTAGGTGTTCAACGAATGCATAGTGTAGGTTTTGTACATCTTGATATTAAACCTCTTAATATTTTATTTAATGGTGATAAATTATCATTAATTGATTTTGGTTTATCAACAACGTCAGATAATGTTTTTAATGAAAATAATAAGTATATTTTAAAATCTAGTAATCAATATTATTATTATCCGGATGACTTCCTTATAGCAAATCATATGTTACAATACAGATATAAAAAAGGAGAAGATTTTTTAAATGAAATGAATACTTACATCAATTTTGATAATGCATTTAATCAAGCATTATTATCAAAACATGGTGAAATGAATATGCATATTGTTAAAAATGCACTGAACGAATATATTAGAGATATTAAGGAAAAATTCAAAAACAATTTAGATGGAATTACTTTTGAAAATATTTTTGATAGAACTATGGCATTAAAATCAGATATATATTCATTGACGTCATTATTTAGTAAATTAAATGATATAACCACATATGACAATTTTGATAAACAAAAAAGAGAAAGGCAAGAAAATTTTGTAAAAGAGATGTTCAGTTATTGTAAAGAACATAATCCACTTAAAAGAAAAAGTATCAATGAAATTGTTTCTATTTTCAAACTTCGTGTATCTCAATTATAGATTATTTATTCAAATATTTTGTTTTGTATTAAATATAATTCTCGTTATATTTATAAATATACTATCATGACTTGTTATAAAATGATCGGCAAAGGCGGATATAGCAAAGTGATTACACCACCAATATATTGCACGCATCAACAAAAACATTTTTTTTTAATTTCTTCTAATGTAGTTAATAATAATGATGTTGGTAAAGTTTTTATTGGAACAGACACCAAATATGATTTTGAAGAAGAAGTTAGAATATTAGAAAAAATAAAACAAATACCTCATTATACAGACTTTACGGTAGAAATCAAAGACGCTTGTATTTTAGACAAAAATGATTTAGAAATAGATAAAATAAAATCACTAGAAAAACTTTCAGTTATACATAAAAAATCTTTTTATGAAAGGGTCATTGATAATATGTATTGTTGCAATAATATATATCAAATAATATTTGAAAATGGTGGATGTTGTTTGAATAAGATTGAAGGATCTATTGGTTATAATAAATGTATGGATATGATAAAAACATTATTAATTGGAATACAAGCATTACACAATAATAATATCATTCATCGCGATATCAAACCTACAAATATTTTATATAATGGAAATAAATTTAGTATAATTGATTTTGGATTGTCATGTACAATTGAAGAAGTATATGATTATGATAGTAGCGGATATTTGCTAGAATATGGATATCCATTTCATCCTCCAGAGTTTTATATTATATATCTGCTATATAACTATTATTATCAAATTTTATCTTTTGATGAATGTTTATCAAAAGCGCAATATGAACTTACAACAGAAACAAAATTACTAAATAAATATTACGAAACTCATTATAATATGTACAAATTATTACCAAAACAATATACAACGGTTGACTATATTAACGAATTTAAAAACATTTTCGATGATATACATGCTAAACAGTTTAATAAGATCGAAGATATATATCACAGTCGCGAATTTGTAGTCAAAGCCGATGTTTTTTCAATATCGTTAGTTCTATATAACTTGAAAAAAAAAATTTCTTTTGATACAGTCGAGAATGAAAAAAAATACGATGCGTTATGCGAAATGTCAAGCGTGTTTAATCCTTTTAGAAGATGTTCTATACAAGATTTATTAAATATAATTGATGCCGAATAATACTATTTCTACTATTGAATTTCGATAGGAAACCATTTATTAAATTTGGTATCATATTTACATTTTGTCATTAATACAGTTGCAGCATTTTTATTTTTAAATGCATTTCTTACCATTTTACTAGTAATCATATTTGGAATAAGTGCAATTCCAATTTTTTCACTTGAAGATGCATTATCTGTATTATATAAATTGTATACATCTGGATAATCTGTCTTTGAAATCCATAGTATTTTTTCATCTTTATCATTGATCTCAATATTGCTAGATGTCGTCTTTTCTTCAAGTTGTTCCACATTGGGTTCAATATTTTCAAATGTTTGAAATTTGGTTTCGTCTTTAACTTTTCTAAAAACATTAACAATTTTATCTTCGTCAAAGTTGTATAACTTACTTTTATAACGCAAATGATAAGACCACATATATATACCTCTACATGTATAATTAAGTTTTTTAGATATTGTTATCAATTCTTCAATACTTTCGTAACATGGAACAAAGTAATTTTTAACCTTATAACTGCAAACATCTATTGTATCGTCGGGAACGTACTCTTTATCTAGTAATTCATATATTATTTCTAATCTTTTGGGCAGAATTATATCTACCAAATGCTTTCCTTTATATACTATAATATCATTGAAGATAAACGACCATGTGTTGTCATTACATTTGACCATTTCACCGTCCATTAGTGTATTTTTATATAATTCTTCATCAAATAGCCCTCTTACAAGTAAAATTCTAGGTTTTTGATATCCAGGATGAATTTTTTTATCAATAAAATAAATAATTGGAATATCATTGTATGTTGTCATAAACATATAATAAGGGTTTCCATTACTACGAAGACAGCATAAATGATTATCACTTTTGATATGTTTAATATTATTATCATCCAACTTATGATATTGTTTTTGAATTATTTTAATTCCGTATAATGAATACAATTGTTCTAATATCACATCTTTCATGTCATTTGTTTTGATATTATAAACAATTCTATTAGCAAAAGAAATAATACCAGTATGCATTGTTGTTTACATATTTATAATTATAATATCATTTTTTTATATGTATTTATATAATTTTGATTATTTACTCTCTATTATACTATTTAACACGTTTTCAACTTTATTGAAAAAGCTTCCAAATGTAATTTTGATATAAATAGCATTACATATATTCATGTATTTTTTTATTTTTGATCCATTTTTATTAATATGATTTTTTCTTATATTACACATTGTTTTGAAACGGGTTGCTATATCGTCTATTTCATCATTTATCAAAATATTATAATTACTCAATATATGCGAAACATAAAATCTTAAAAATTTAGGATGGCTTTTAAGATAAGTTAGCGTTTTAATAATTGTATGTTTTTCTGTACAAATAAATTCATTGATTATAATAATTTTGTTACAGGATTCATGAAAATATTTTGTGAATAATTTGAATAATGTCAAACTAATTATTTTAATTCTATCATGTGTAAAAATAGATTCTATATTGAATGTTTTATTATGTTTTTTATAACCAAACATCATTTGTTTTAGTTGATACCCGGATATACTATCTACAATCACAATGATTTGAAAAACTATTGATACAATATTTATATTGCTCCACAAATAATTATTGCAAAAATTAAATATTTGTGGATATTTTATATTATCTGGTATTTTTTTATAAGACTCGTTATATATACAATCAAAGAAAATTGTCTGGAAAAAATCAAAAATGTTTATTGATGTTTTTAAGTGTTTTTTGAAATTAAGTATAGTATATGAAATGAAGTTTTCAATATAAAATATATTGTTATCTGCAAATATACATTCAAACTCACTAACGCTTCCAATGTTTTTCAAAAGACTTTCAATATTTGATGAAATATTATCAAAATATATATCACATAACCACAAAATTTGTGAAATTATTGTTTTTATTGTTTTTTTTATAACATGCGATGAAAACACATCGTTATTAATGTAGTCTATTAAATCTTTTTTGAATTTCTTGTCCGTATATTTTTTGAACTTTTGGATTTTTAATACTATACGGCGTTTTTTCTCAACATTAAAACCCATTGTCAATCGAAATTATATTACAAATATATGCTAAACTTATATATAATATTGCCCTATTTTTTCAAAATGCGATATATTATTAAAGATATTGCATATATTAAAGATACAACAAATATTACTATGTCTGTTACAGAATATAGTAATGTTATATCGCGCTGTGGCATATCGCTACATTTACAGTTATTGTTAATAAGATCTTTAATATAAATAAAAACTACACATACATATATTAATTCTGTTAGTAAGATAAACATTCCAATGCTATGTATGTATTTAGAATATCTTACTGTGATATGTTTTGGTAGAAATTGTAAAATAATTACGAAAAGAATAATTGTTAATATAAATATAATATAATATTTTATAAAGTATCGTTTCCAGTTACTACTGCAGTTGCATTTATTTTTTTCCAATAAAACTATCCAACTAAATGTCACAAAATATAGTATAATATCTATAATATAAATGACGGATAGTAACATCAAATCGTAATTCATTCTAAATCTATATTATTGCAAGATTAAGATTTTATTAAGAACATCCCGCCTCTGTCCATGAAACCCCACATGCTTTAGCATATGCACATCTAAAACGGTTTGATGGTTCTGATGGATTCTTTCTCGTGTTTTCTTGATCCATTACCGACATATAAAGTGGATAAACTGTATCACAAGATAATGGTATATTGTTTTCATTAAATTGTTTTTGTCCTGCTGAAAATGCATATTCATTATCCTTTTTCAATGTCTTAGTATTGCTATTGTAAGTATACCCACTCATATCTGCAGCAATTTTTTTGAAAGCATTAAATTGATCTTCTTTTTTAATTCCCAGTTTATCTTTTGAATCGCCGTCAACATTTACATATAAAGAGTTATTGTCACCAAGTTGAAATCCATTTTTTTCCTCTTTTTTCATATCGTTTTCAATTATGCTTTCATTTGAAAAAATATCATTGTTCATTTTGCATTGATATGAAAAATTATTAACATTTACGCCTGGTTTATTCGTAAATTTATTCTTAACAATATCAACTGGCGTTTGTTTTAGATTCCAATAATCAGGGCACATTTCTGAATCATATTTTAAATTATTTTCACTGATTTTTGGCTTCATATTATATATTTCATTTGATAGAAAAACAACTATTGATATCATACCTATAATTAATGTTATGAAAAACGGGAATAATTCATTGTATATTATTTTCCCCCACGATGTTAGGAAAAATATAAATAATCCTATCAATGATATTGTACCATATATAGCACATACCAATATTGTTATCTTAAACATTCGTATTTTATTGTTAGAATGAATAGTTTGTTCTTCCTCTGTAAGATTTGATACATCCTTGTTTTCTATAGTAGACATATTTCTTGATTACTCTATAATAATATGCTATATATTTTTTAGAAAAACGATTGTAATTCTAGCTGTTTAGTTCCAGAAGTACTTGTAAATGTTGGTCTATCCATTGGATTTGGTAATGTACTAATGTCCTTTTTATATTTGTCAAACTGTTCCATATTTGTGATTATCTTGGGAACAACCCAATCCAAAACACTTTTATTTAATTTTTTGACAGATTCTACGACAGAACTATTTGATGTTTTATTTGATTGTGCGAGTGATATAAATAAATTTTGAGATGAATTTTTTAAAGACTCGAAATATATTGAACGCATGATAATTTTTAATTCTGTTTCGCTTTGTCTACCTATATTATATTTACCCCCTGACTTATTATAAACCATATTACATATGCCAGTATGTAGAGAATCAATGTTTAATCGTGAAAAAAACAAAGAAGATACTGGTGTGTGTTCCATAGATCGTGACATAGCATCATGTCCTTCTGTTGTTGTGCAACTATTATTGTCATTCAAAAAATCCAAAGGAGAACCAGAATTTGAAAGTATATCTACGCGACCATTGAACATATTATTTTCCATATTTAATATATTGTAAGAATTATTTTCATAATAATTATTAGATAATGGAAAATTTTCAACGTCTTTGTGATTTTTCTGAAAAGTTTTTGTTAGAAAATAAGATAAACATCAATGACAATGAATTGAAAAAAGTAGTCACTCTGTTTGCATTACATATTGAATTTATTATGTTTAATATTATATCAATGATGAGTCTCATAGCATTATTAAATGCTAGTGACAAAATTACAGATAAAACCATAGCAGTTGGTAAACAATATATTGAAAACAATTGTAATTTTAAATACAATCCAACCGAAGTTTACGGAGGAAGTCGCTTAGGCTGTGCTTCATATATGGGATCCCCTGAAATAATGTATAATGCTGATAACTCCACAGAAAACATTTTAAATATAGATTTTAGTGGAGACTATGCTAGACCTCAAATTGGTGGATCAAAAAAATCAAACAAAATGTTTTCCAAAATAATTAATCAATATATTAACGAAATCATATCATACCATGGAATAAAAGCATCAAAAGATATGAAAAAAGAATTATATAAAATCGTTGCTTTTCACATAGAATGCTTTAAAAATATTTTAAAGAGTAAGAAACAAATATCATCAACGAATATTTCAAATATAATTAAAAAACACAAAATTTTAAAACCTTTAATGTAAAAAAAGTACATATCACGTCATTTTCAGAATTTTATTTTTATTTTTATGTAAAAATATTTTTTACATTGATATGTACTTTTTTAATTATATGAATTTTTAACTAATTCTTTGATTATATTTATGATATGATTATACTTTTCATTATCGGATTTGTTATAAATTATGAATAATTTATTTTTTACTCTTGCATACAATTCTTCATCCATGATTTCTTCTGTTATTTTTATTTCGTTTTGATCACAATATAATAAAAGTATTTGACTATTGTCTTGAATAAGTTTTGAAGATAAAAGATTGATATCTTTTTCTTTCCAGCAATTATCTTCCAATACTTTGCACTTATTCTCCTTTGTATATACTATGTTATTATTTTCTGGAAAGTTTTTATCAAAATGTTTTTTTTCTATATACATAGGCAATGTGTTTATTCCTGACATTAACATTTTCATAATTTCGTCATGTGATATATGATCCAATCTTTCACAACCAAAATTATTTATAATAAGATTATTATTCTGAATTGTATTATTTTGAATAGTGTTATTTTGAATATTATTTATTGTCTGATTTTGAATGATGTTTTGAAAATTTGGTTCTCTTGCATAAATAATACTTCTTGCTTTACAGGTATTTGCTTTTATATGTTTTGATTTTGCAGACCTTGTTGTAAAAGATATCATACATTTTGGACATGTTAATTCATCTATACCTTTACATTTTGATTCATGTTTATTCAAATATCTTTTTGATTTATATTTTTTATTACATTTTTGACAGAAAAACTTAGGGCAAACATTTTCACCGTTTGGGCAAACATTTTCACCGATTGGGCAAACATTTTCACCGATTGGGCAAACATTTTCACCGTTTGGGCAAACATTTTCACCGAGTTTTTCAACATGTGTTTTTTCACATTTTACATTAAAATGCTTAGCAGTTATGTGTTTATTAAGATTATATTTTCTATCTGAAAAGTAATTACAAAAACTACAATTAAAAATAGCCATTGCTACTTTTGCTACTTTGTATTGATTTATAGTAAGATAATAAAACTTTATATGCTACTGATTCGCACCATAAATTGCTACTTTTACCCCCCTCTCCCCCCCCCCCCCCTTAATTTTTTTTATGAAAAAGTACAAAAGTTTTTGAAAGATTTAATTTAAAATTTATGCCCTGTTAAATGATTTTACAAAAGGGAATGGCATTGTTCGACTGTGATTTATTATTGATTTGATATCTACAACTGCACTCGATTGTGACGTAAGATGATCTGGATGTATTTCTGAACCCATTTCAGTATTTGGATATGCATATGGCAATGTTGTTGCATATGTTACAGCTGATTCATATAGACATACGTCTGCTACAATTTGATAAGGCGATTTACTGAAATCATATTTTTTAATATTGCTGTCATAAAACATATCTACAATTTTTTGAGCCCCTTTTCGAGATATCATGTACATTCCAGTAGAAGGGAGTAAATATTTCCACCTAAAATATTTAAATCCAGTTGTTTGATACATTTTGAACAATTGCATAACTGTAGGTCCATATAAAACTAACATCTGTAAAATCTCTGTATCTCTTGGAATGTCTTTTACAAGGGCATCATAATCTATTGTAAAAGGCATGTATATATCATCTTCCATCACAATGAAATATTCATCTCCTGATTTTAATCCTTCCTGAATTGCTTTCACATGACTTGATATACATGCAAACTCATATTCACATGTGTTACAACCTGGAAACTTACATGTAAGAGGGCGTTTTTGAACCAAGATTTCATCAAAATCTTTGGGGGTGAATGCAGAAACTCGATAATGTTCCAAATGTAACTTCTCATATTGTTTTGTCATATAGTTTCTTCTTTTTTCATTAGAATCTATATTAATCCAATAGTGCTTCATTATGTATGTTTTAATCTTTCTAATGTTTATATAATCAGTCATTCTTCATGTGGATAACATAAGTTCTATGACATAATAACTTCTTGATTTTTTGAAAAAAATGATATAAATTGTTAATAATATTTTATATTAAATATACATGACAATTGTAACAATTGATGGAAATATCGGGTGTGGAAAGACCAGCGTCTTGAATTATTTACACAAAACTTACAAATTGCCAGTTGTATTGGAACCAATTGATAACTGGGAGGAATATTTGATAAATCTGTACTGTAATCAAAATAAAGTTTTCGAGTTTCAAGTAAAAATATGGTTAGATAGGTGCTGGATACAAGAAAAACCAGATAAGGCAACCATTTTAATAGAAAGAAGTCCACTATTTATCAAAGACGTTTTTATTAAAGCAGCAAGATCACAAAATTTGATTACAGAAGATGAAGAACAACTTTTATATAATATTCACAAAAATACAGATTATCTATGGAAAGACAATAACTATATATACTTATATTCTAGTTATGAAAATTGTTTGTCAAAAATCAAAAAGAGGAACAGAACATATGAAAACAATATTTCACCAGATTATATTAAATTGTTGAATGACTTGCACGAAGAAGTTTATAATGAATCTGCTACCAATATTAAGAAAATAAATGTTGATAACAAAAGTATTGCAGAAGTTGCAAATGAAATATTAGAATATTTAAAACAAAAAAATCTTATAAACATATAAAAATAAAAAATGATATTACATCAAACCTTTTTTTAATTTATAGGAATAGGATGGCCTCTCAAAAAATAGAAGATAAATATAAAAAATATGAATTAAGAGAACATATCTACAATATTCCAGACACATATGTTGGTTCTGTAAACCCGACAAATATGGAAATATATCTATATGATGATGATTCCAAAAAAATGCAGATGAAAAATATCGAATATGTTCCTGGTCTTTTAAAGATTTTTGATGAAGTTATTGTCAACGCTATAGATCATTCCGTGCGTTTGATGATTGAAGAAAAGGGTGGAAAAAAAGATATCAAGCATGTGAAAAATATCAAGGTTACTGTTGATAAAAAAACTGGTATTATTTCGGTATATAACGATGGCAATGGTATTGATGTTGCAAAACATGAAGAACTTAAGGTATATATTCCAGAACTTATTACTGGAACATTGCTAACGAGTACAAATTATAATCATCAAGAAGAAAAGATTATAGGAGGCAAGGGTGGCTATGGGTTGAAACTTACAAACATCTTTTCAAAATCATTTACAGTTGAAACAGTAGATAGTTACAGACAGCGAATTTTTGTGCAAAATTATAAAAATAATATGTTAGAAAAAGATACTCCGTCTGTGAGAGCATCATCAAAACAACCATATACTAAAATTACCTTCTTACCAGATTATGAAAGATTTAGTATGAAAGGAATGACAGACGATGTTTATGAATTGTTGAAGAGACGCACTATTGATGCTGCCGCTTGCACTAACAAAAACGTATCAATTTATTTCAACGATGAAAAACTTCCAGTAAAAGATTTTGAAAAATATGCAGAACTATTTGTTGATAAAAATGAAAATCCATTAATTTATGAAATTTGCAATGATAGATGGGAAGTCGCGGTTGGTCTTTCAAACAATGGAACCTATGAGCAAATTTCATTTGTTAATGGTATTAATACTATTCGCGGAGGTACACATGCGAATTTCATCACAAATTCCATCATTAAAAAATTATCTGATGTAATTGAATCAAAGAAGAAAAAAACTATCAAGCCTCAAATTCTTAAAGACAATCTATTTGTTTTCATCAAAAGTACTATTGTAAATCCAGCTTTTGATAGTCAATCAAAAGAAACATTAACCACACCGGTTGCCAAGTTTGGTTCAAAATGCGACATATCTGATAAGTTTATCGATAAACTTTATAAAACAAGTATTGTAGAACGAGCATTATCTTTAACAGAATTTCAAAATCAAAAAAAACTTACAAAAACAGATGGTAAGAAAACGTCTCGTATTATTGTTCCAAAATTAGATGATGCAAATTTGGCTGGAACGAAAGATAGTGAAAATTGCACACTTATTTTAACCGAAGGGGATTCGGCTAAGACTATGGCTATCGCTGGCCTTAGTATTGTAGGAAGAGATAAATATGGTGTATTCCCACTTCGTGGAAAGGTTATGAATGTAAAAGACGCAGCCTTACAAAAGATTTCTGACAATGCTGAAATTACTGCTTTGAAAAAAATCATAGGGCTTGAACAAAATAAAAACTATACAAATTTGAATAATCTAAGATATGGTAAAATTATGATTCTAACAGATCAAGATCACGACGGTAGTCATATTAAAGGTCTATTGTTCAATGTTTTCCAATCACTATGGCCATCTCTTTATAAAACAAATGGATTTATAACATCAATGCTTACACCAATCATAAAAGCTACAAAAAGCAATGGAGAAGTTATTTCGTTCTATAATATGTCTGATTATACACGTTGGTTAGATGGCGACGGTAAACTTGGAAATTGGAAAATCAAATATTACAAAGGGTTGGGTACTTCAAATGATATAGAAGCCAAGGAATATTTCAAGAATATGAAATCAGTTACATATGTACACACTGATACATCAGATGAATACATAGATCTTGCATTCAATAAAAAACGTGCTGATGATAGAAAGAAATGGTTAATGGGTTATAATAAAGATGATGTGTTAGATTATAGTAAATCTGATGTAAAATACGAAGAATTTGTAAATAAAGATCTAATTCATTTCAGTAATAGAGATTTGGAGCGTTCTATAAATCATATTTGCGATGGTCTCAAAGAAAGTACTAGAAAAATATTGTATGCATGTATGAAAAGAAAACTTTTCAATAATGAAATTAAAGTTGCACAACTTGCTGGAAACGTAAGTGAAGTAACAGCTTATCATCATGGTGAACAGTCACTACAACAAGCTATTATTGGTATGGCTCAAATATTTGTAGGAACAAATAATATCAATCTTCTACAACCAAATGGTCAATTTGGTTCAAGACTTGTTGGAGGAAGTGATGCATCATCCCCAAGATACATATTCACAGTTTTGTCTGAACTTACAAAGTATATTTTTAGAGAAGAAGATAACAATATTCTAAAATATTTGGAAGAAGATGGTCAAACTATTGAACCAGAATACTATATTCCTGTTATTCCTATGATTTTAGTAAACGGAGGTGTTGGTATTGGGACTGGATTTTCAACAAATATTCCTCAATATGACCCAGAAGATATTATCAATATGTGCTTAAAAGTTTGCAAATCTCTACAAAACAAAGAAATTTCTGCAATTAATGATGCAATTGAAAATGTTAATATCAGTGAACTTGTCCCATGGTATCTTGGATTTTCAGGAATCATTGAAAAATCAGAGAAAGGAACTTATGTTAGCAAAGGCATTTATAACTGGATTGATGATAATACTCTTGAAATTACAGAATTGCCTGTCGGTACATGGACAGAAGATTATAAAGAATTGCTAGAATCTATGATATCTAATAATGCAAATTATCTCAAATCTTTCGAAAATCATTATACTTCCAAAAATGTAAAATTTATATTGAACTTTAATGGCGATGTTAAACAAAAATTAGGAGATAAATTTGAAACGGAATTCAAATTGATTTCTACCAAAAATCTTAATATTAACAATATGCATCTTTATAGCGAAAAAGGAGCTATTAAAAAGTACGATTCTACTACAAACATTATCAAAGAATGGTGCAAAACACGTATCAAGAAATATGATAAACGCAAGAAATATCAAATTAGTATTTTAGAAAAAGAATACAAAATATTATCTGCAAAAATAAGATTTATTATCGATGTAATTGACGGACGTGTTGTAATTATGAATAAGAAAATTGCAGAAATTAGTCAACGTCTGGTCGAACTTGAATATCCCAAGATATTTAAAGATGATGTAGAAGATGATAATACATCAACTGATAATGGATATAATTATCTATTAAGAATGCCAATTTCACAATTGACATATGATCGAAAAATTATTTTAGAAAAAGAAGTTGCAGAATTACAAAATAAGTTGGAAACGCTTAAAAATACTCCCATTGATGTGATATGGAAAACAGAATTAGAACAACTTATGGAAGTATGGCTAAAACACAGAAAAGAAATTGAAACAGATTATGAAAACGACAAGAATGGAATAGTTGCTTCTAAGTCAAAAAAGAAAATAGTGAAGAAAACTAAATAATTATACAATATTATCAATAATATATGTAACATAGTCATGTATTCCATATAGTTTAATATTATTTTTTACATGATAATACCATCTATATGGTATTATTAAACATTGTGATTTTTTTAATAGGATAGCAAGAACAGGTTCTCTATCATCAGCAACATCATCAACTACATTATTTCCCGCAGCATATAGTAATATTTCAACGTCTTCTGTTGCATAGCAAAAAAGATATTTATGGAAATTTATATTCCAAAACCTTCTATTATCGAAATCAATATCTTGAATAATATTTGGAGAAAACCAAGATTTTAATAATACGCGTACATCTTTTACTTTATCACTTACAACTAAAGGTTGTCTATTCAGTAACATATTAAAATCAAAGTCGTTTAATGTAGTTTGAACCACCGAAGTGTATGGTGGATATATAAAATAACAATATATATACACTATAATTATAAATATCACAGCAATAATAATCTTTTTCATTATAAATTCAAAAGATTATAAAAAGAAGATTTTGAACACAAACACATGATAAAATATATTATATCGTATATAATCAAAGAGGGTGTCATTATGAAAATTATTAATAAAAAAAAGAGGGGTGGTCTAAAACAAAAAGCAGGAGCATCTTTAATTCAGGGACCTCTCGACGCATATGTTCATGTTGGAAAAACCAAAGATGCTTTGGATAAACATAATGATGATTTAAAGGCAAAAATGAATTCTATTGATTATAATCTAGAAATAGAAAAAGATAAGTATAATAAGGACAGAGAAATATTGGCAAATAAAAAATCTACAGACGATGAACTGCGAAGACAAAAAAAAGAGGATAAAAAACAAAATATGTCATTAACAAATGAAATACAATCAAGAGAAACAGAACGTGCTATTGCTACATTTTGGAAATTGATTAACATAATAATAGCATCTTTTAATTATGCAACAGCTTTAATATGGTTTGCATTTCGGTTTATTTATAGGACAATCGCAATAATATTATGTAATATATGGGGATTTTTTACATACATTTGGGAATCAGTAATAAAAGCAGTCAATTATGAAGTTTTTATATTTATTAAAGAATTAATTTTACTAGTTTTAAAGGGTCTGGGTGGTGCACTAAAAATATTTTTATTTCTAATAGTCTTAATTGTTGCTTTAGCTCTTATATTTATTTCAGTAATATTATTCATAATGCTTATATACTATATAATAATAAAAGGAGAGGAATTTACTGTAAGTGGGTATAAAGCATTTGTTGAAAATAAATTCAGTAGTGTAAATAGTTCTCAAGATCCTAATAATCCAAATAACAAAGGAGTTGGTGTAAACAAATGCACAGACACTGTAGAAATATCAATATCAAATTTTTCAGATTGGGCTGGTTTTGATCGAAATTATGATTTTAATTTAATCAGCAATGATGCAATATTACAAAGACCACAATTCCCAAGTTTAATTGAATACCCTATGTTCGATATATATAATCCACTAGATTCATTGAAACAATATTCAAGATATTATAAAGGGATATTTTTAAATAATAGCATAGTAAAATCAGGGAGTCAATATTTTGATTATGGAAAAAATTTAATATCAGGTGGTGAAATTAATGCACCAAAAACAGCAAGAAAAATTATAGAAGATGGGAGATGTGATAATATTGTCATAGTAGAACCTAAACTAATGAACCTAAATTTAATTAAAAAAAGAAATATAAATTTGGCTAAAAGTGCACTAAATATATCAAAACCACAAGATATAGAATGGGAACTTCCAGAGATTGATTACCAAAATAAAGATATATCTGAATTACCTCCATCACTGATGGAAAAAAAGATGAAAAATGGTGTTTCATTAAATGACAAAAAAACGATAGTTATTCCATGGGTCAAAAAAGATGACAAATATGTGTTATCATGTAGTGATGCATATTTCAAAAATAATCCAAATGAAAAAGCGAATATACTAATTGATAATACTGAAACAACGTGTATATTTAATATTGAAAATAAACCAGATAAATACGATGAGGATAAAGAAAGATATACATATAGTAATGATTTGAGTAAGTTTCTATAATTTTATATTACCATATAGTAATGAGTAAGGAAAAAAAAGATTCTTCCAGCGATGTTAAAAATAATGAAGATCCACAACAGTGCTATATTCCAAATGATAACGATGATTATAGCACAAGTAAAGTAAGTGTTGGCGAAGTATGTACAATACAAAATGCAAAAGCGTATGGTATATTTGGAAAATATAAATATTTCAACGATGCGATTACAAAAGATGAACAAACAAATATTAATGTTTATAACAACGAAACCGATGATAAAAATTATAAATTGTGCGTAGTTGACGATGAAAATAAAAATGCATACACAAATTGCGCACTTTCCACCCAAAATCCATGGAAAACGTTGAGTGAAAAATTTGAATATTGTATGCTTCCTCTTGACATAACATTACCAACATATCTATCGTATAGTTCAAACTCTGAAAGTGTTATAGAGAAACCAAAAGATATTATTTATATCACTCAAAAAAATAAATTATGTAACGAGACATGGTACGATTGGTTTACCATCCCAGATTATCACATTGGTAATAAAATAATAGGAAATGATACACAGGATAAGTGTTATGCAGCATGTGATATAGGAACTATACCATGGAAATTATCGAATACAGAAGGAGATTATGATCAGTGTATTAATAGAGATAAATATAAATATGGATTATATAAGAATGAGTTTTATTACACCCCACACGCATTGATTATGCTACTCGGTAGTTCAAAAAAATACTTAATTCAGCAACATATTAAAGAAATGAAAAAACGTCGCGATAATATGAAAGATCTAGTATTTGATTATGATATATATAATGATATTATTTCAAATGACAAAACACAAGAAAATATATTTCAAAATATTCGCACTGATATAGGTAAACAAATTAATTCATTATTGTCAATACCATTTGATCATACAAATATCATTGTACCATCAAAAACTATTCAAAATGAATCTAATAAAATTTTTACAAAAGATAACGTGATGGCTGCTTATGAGATTGCAAGCGCATATCATTATTTTGTTACAAATAATAATGATCAAAATGTACAAAATTCTTTCACAAACTGGAAAAAAGACCTTTCTTTAGTTTCTGGATTAAATACTACTGATCAAAAATTTTACAAACAATTACTAATATTAAAAAAAGCATGCAACATCATGTTTGATAATAAAAGTGAATATAGTAAAAATATATTTTATAACTTTTTAAATACTAAATTAGAAGGTGATGAAAAAATAAAACAGCCTATAGAATTTAAGATAACCGAAGATGATATATTATTATCAATTTCTAAAAATCATTCTGAAAAAACAAATGAAGATAATAAATATTCAACATCGCAAAATATTGAAAGGAAAAAAGAGATTGAAAAGCAAGAAATTGCGAAAGTAGAAGAAAAAAAGAAGAATGGAGATATTGAATTAGGTAATTCTAGAAGACTTGGAACTTATGGGAAAGCAAAATTTGCACAATCTATGACAGAAAATACTTCTAATAAGGATGATCAATCTAATGATAATAAATCTGATATTAACTTTTTGAAATATGTAAAAATGTTGGTGTTTTTATTGGTTTATGGATTTTTATTCATAGTTTTCGGGATATTTATTTGGATGATAGTATATGTATTATGGCCATATATTGCAGGTTTTACAAATAAGACAATACTTGCGTCGGCATCAATGGTTTATTATGTTCAAGATCTATTACGAGGTAGATATACAGCATCATCCAGAAATATAAACATGTTAGAAATGCAAAAACGTTTCTTAAATAAAATATTAATAACAGAATTAAAATATCAAAAGTAATGATTCTTCTCCACCATATTTCAATGTATTTATTTTTATATCATCATCATATATCGTAATGTATGTATATGATTTATGTGCAAATGCTACACTAAGTAACTGATCTAAATACCAAATTCTATTATTTACATGAATGTGTTTTGAGATCAAATGACCAACAAACATATATTGTGCGTCAAAATAATTCAGTACTCTAATTACATCTAACTTATTGTCAGGAATCTTAGTATATATTATACTATCTTCGTCTAAAATAAGTTTTTGTATGATATTTCTTTCATCTTCTGTAATTGAACTGTTTTTTACAAATTTATGCCATAACATATTAATATTATCCCAAGATTTTCCATTCATTCTTAATACATCTAAATGGTGCTGTTTTACACTAGCATGGCAGAAAATATTATCATTTACTTTCACAACGATTGGTCTGTTAGCTATTATATCCGCCAATGCCTTTTTTTTACGAATTTTATCAATATTCATATGTTCGTGATTACCTATCAATGAAATAAAACTACAATTGTGATCAATCGCTTTTTTTTCCAAGATATCTGTATAATAAATCATATCAAAATGATGATTTATATCAATTATATTATTATCTTCTTTTTTAGGATCAATTTGATCTCCTAGTTGAATAACAACAGTATTTGGTTCAGCAATCCAACTACCAAATTGATCTATGATCTTTCCTTCCTGGAGAATATATTGAAATCTTTTGATATCACCATGAACATCAGCAATTACAAAAACTTTAGAAATATTATTATACTCATATGAATATAATGGTGTAAATAAATGCAACAAGTAAATCAAATTTATAAATACGTGTGATATTTTCATTTTGAATATATTATATATAAATATTCCTTATATTTTATTTTATGTTTTATATATAGAAAACTATGGTAAAGAGCAAATCACCATCATCTATGATGGAATTCATGAAAATTGGATTTGGTGTAGGGATTGGTTCAAGATTAGCTGGTATAATATTTATATTCATAGCAATGATATTTTTTATCCCAGGATTTATTTTATTACTTAAAGAAAAAGAAAAACCCAAAACAGAACAAAGTAATACCATCAAAATATTTGCATTTGTTCTTATGGTGATAGGATCTATAATTGGAATCGGCATGGGATTCAATAGTATATTATCCTTGCTTGCAGAAGAATTATAAGAATAACAGCATATTGTATATATCATATGTCTTCTTGTGAATATATCATTGAAAGCGAATCTAACGTACTTATTGCAGGAGTCGATGAATCGAATCGAGGAGGATTAATATACGATGTAGTTGCAGCATGTGTTGTATTACCATCAGTATTTCCAGACGACACATATTTAAAAATAAAAGATTCTAAAAAGCTTTCATCAAAAAAAAGAAGAGAATTGGCAGAATACATAAAACAACATGCCATAACATATGGTATTGGAATAGCAACGAATGATGAAATAGATTCTACAAATATTTTAAATGCTACTATGAAAGCGATGCATCGCGCTATCACAGAAGCATACAAAAAACACGAATTTCAAAAAGTAAGAATTGATGGACCGCATTTTAAATGTTATGTACCCCCTGGCTTTGATAAAGAACCAATTGAACACGAGTGTATTATCAAAGGTGATTCAAAATATTTAAACATTGCAGCTGCTTCAATTATTGCAAAAGATTATCATGATACTTCGTTTCTAAAATTGATAGATGATCACCCTGATTTAGAAAAATATGATTTGCGAAATAATCAAGGATACGGTACAGCAAAGCATTTAGAAGCAATAAAACAATATGGAATTACAAGATTTCATAGAAAAACATTTGGACCTTGTATAAATAAGACTATTACGTATTAGTCTTGATAAAGTCAAAGTCTTTTTTAATATCATCAGATGGTTTTTCCAAAATTATCATTGGATTATGTTTTAAATTTAAAACAAATTGTTTCATATCTTGTATTTTCATTTTACCATCGAAAATGTTTTCATGAACATCTACTTTTGATCCCTTGTCTTTTTTGCTATTATTGTAATGTATTACAGTAATATCTTTTCCATTTGTTTTTGATATTTCTTTATAATATTCATTGATATCATAACCGGATGACCATATATGTGCAGTATCTAAACAGATACCTATTTTTTGTTTATCATTTTCGTTGAATTTGTTATAAAAGTCAATAAACTCATTAACTGATGTCAATAATTCTGTTCCAACTCCAGCAGGAGTTTCAATAATTAATTTTGAAGATATTTTTTCTTTATGCATAACATTTATGATGTATTTGATAGATTCGAACATGTTTTTTAATCCATTTTCTTTAGTATTTGTTGTAAATTTTCCCACATGTACAACAACACCAATAGAACCGATTATATCAGATACTTTCAAATTAGATATTAACACATTAATCCAATAAGCATCTTTAAATTCAATAATTCTTTTTTCATTTCTAAGATCTTTTGCAAGATTAATAGTATATGGCGCATGAATAATCAATTTAAAATTATTGTCTTTGCAATATTTTTTAACATCGTCTGCAATATCTGTATAATTTTGTATGTTTGCATTTTGGATACTTCTTGGATTTGATACAAATAACTGCAGAGAGTTTCCTCCATTGTCTTGAATCAATTTAATAGTTTTTAATAAACTACCAGATTCTTTTTTAAGATGTGCACCAATATACATTTATGAATACTTTATTATCTATAAATATTAACATCATTTTTTTTATTTATTTGTAATACATGAAGAATGTTCATAAGACTTTGGCATATAAGAATGCAAGTTGCCATTATTATCAATAAACGCTTCTCTTTGCAACCTTTTTGAATATTTAAATACTGTTCTTGATGTTTTGTCTCCTCCAAATAATCCAACAATAATTGTTTGTAAAGGAGCATCCCCATATCTGTAATAAAATATACCACCGTGCTTATCAATTACGTCAATAATATTACGAACATCATTTCTCTTCCAAAATTTAGTTTCAGTTATGAAAAAATTGTTGTAAAACATTAAAGGCATATAATTATTGACATCTTCACTATCATCAAGTTCTTTGTCGTTCACAATCTTGAAAACTTTTTTAAAGTTTTGTAGTATGTTCATGTCTTTTTTTATTTTGTAATTTACAAACATTTTGTCTAGTTTCTCTTCAGTTGCATATGGTTTGAATAAATCTTTCATGCCGTAATTACAAATTCCACAATCGATGTGTACAATATTAGACATATAGACAAACTGATTATCTCGCATTACATTAAATAAGTCATGTGTGATTGGTTCTTCTATAAAGCTATCATCATCTAATCGCATTACATAATCATATTCTCCTGTGTATTTATGAAAATGTTTTAACCAAAAATAACACATGCTTCTGTATTTAATATCTCTCCAATATGGTACTGGTTGTAAATCAACAATCTGTTGGACTTTGTTCTTGTCAATGTGTGACGGAATTTCAAAATCATCTTTATCAATACATTTAAATTGAATACAATGTCTATGATTTTCGCGGATACTTTTAATTATTTCGTGTTGCGAATTTTCATCGTAATCACCTTCGTGTAAAATAATGATTGGATAATTATATTTTTTATTAAAATTTTTGAATAAAAAATATAAGGTTGTTTTAAGATATATTTTTCTATCTAAAACATTTCTTGTAAGAATAAAAATTGCCGCATTTGATTTAGATGTCATTAATAATATTAATTATCTTTTCTTTAAATATAATTGATTCCAACGGTTGTCGATAAGTTCATCAATAAATAAACACTAAGGGATATAAACATACCAAACATAAATGACATGAAATTGATTAAATCTTCCATATATTGTTTCTATTATACTCAATATATTATAAAATTATATAAAGATTTATATAATTTACAAAAATATAATGAGTTCAAAAACTAAAAAAGAAGAGGTAAAAAATATTGATATTGAAGAAGAAAGTCAGGAAGAACAAGAAGAAGAGGTTGAAGAAGATGATGACGATGAAGATTCTGAATATGATCTTGATGATTGTGCTTTGACAAATGTAGATATGTATCATATTCTTAAAAACTTCCTAGAAAATGATAATGGTGATAGATGTGTTGGAGAATCTTTATCCATAATTGCCGATAAACTCAGTAAAATTGAAGAACATATTAAAAGTTATGTTAAACTTATGAAACATTGCAAAACTTCATAAAAATATTTAAAGGTTATTTTTAATAGAAATACTATAAGATGACAGAAGTGGAAGAATTGAAATCAAATATTGGTTTTATTAATGAGTTTATGACTAATTATATTAATAAAACAACCAATTTAAGCGACAGTACATTAGAAACTCTTAAAAGTTTTGATAATATAATCGCTATTGAAAAGAACAATGAAACATTTTTGAAAAAAGTAGAAGATAGTATTTCGGATGATGAAATACTTCATACTACAGAAACTTTAAACAAGTACATTAGACTCATCAATGAAAAACAACAGGAATATTTGTCATTAATTAAAAAAAACAGCAATAAAATTACAGAAATATCAAATTCTATTCGTGTAAAAAAAGAGTCTATTGATAAAATCTTTAACATGTGTGATGTTCTCGATAAAAATATTTCATTAATATCAAATAAGGGCAAAGAAGATAATTCTACAAATCAACCAATTGATATGTCTTCTACTCAATAAGATCATTCCATTTACTCTTGTCTAATTTAATATTTTTCCCATTTTCTTTTAAATATAATCCATATTGTCCTATACAAAGTTCTTGATTTTCATTTATTTTTTTGGGAAGAGATGCTAAGAAATCTATCTCCTTATCAGTCAATTCGTTTGCTTTTTTATTTTTCCATTTCAAATACGATTCGATATTTGTATAACGTTTTTGATCTTTATGAAAATAACAGAAGCCGTATTTAGTTTTTATTATACCAGATGTATATTCCTTTTTTTTATTTGTTTTACATATATTTTGACATAATGGATATATATGATTACTATAAAAGTCATTAAGAATATTATTTTTGGAAATTTTGTCTTCACATATCATATCCATAGCATCTTCCATTTTTGATGTAAATTTTATATCCAAAAGAAATTTGACATTTATTTCTAAATACTCCACGATATTATTTCCAAGATCGGTGGGAACAAACAGATCTTTGCTTTTGCCACCATATGTAATAGTATTTTCTTCAGTCGATACTTCACTACTTGTTCTAATAAAATTATATGCCTTTAAACTGTTTTGAGGATTTGAACCTTTAGACACATATTTTTTTGCGACAAGTTTATCAACAATAGATGAATAAGTTGATGGTCTTCCTATTCCATTTTTTTCAAGTTCTTTGATTAATGTAACTTCATTATATAGACTAGGAGTATTTCCAATATTTGCTTTTGCAATAAATTTTACTGGTTTTATTTTTTCAAATATTTTTTTGTAAGAGTTACAGTCTTCTGTAGATTCAATATTATATAATTTAAGATATCCATCAAATATAAGGATCGGTTTTTTATGAACAAATCTATGAGCATCGTCACTAGGATGTTTTAGATCTACTATTATATTTTTGTATTTGGCATTTTGCATTTGTGAAGCAATTGTTCTTTTCCATATTAAACTATAAAGTTTATCTGCATCATCACTTGATTGTGGATGATAGTTGATATTTGTTACACGAATTGCTTCATGCGCTTCTTGTGCATTAGATACCTTATTTCCATATGATCGTAATTTTGCATAATTTTCACCATAGGTATCTTTAACATATTGGACTATTTTGAATTTGAAATCTTTTGATATGTTTACAGAATCTGTTCTCATATAAGTAATATGCCCATTTTCATATAATTGTTGTGCCAATTGCATTGTTTTCTTAGAAGTAAATCTCAATTTATTATAAGCATCTTGTTGAAGACTTGTTGTTATATAAGGCGCCGAAGGACTTTCTTCAGTAGTATTTTCATCAATATGAACAAGATATTTATTATCAAAACAAATTTCCTTTAATGTATTCTGCACTATATGTAAAGTATCTTTTAATGTAGATTTATTTGAATCAAATTTAATAGCAACTGGAGCATCGTTTGTACAAAATTTAAATTCAATGTTTTTATTAGATGCATTAAAATACCCCAATATATTCCAATATAAATCCACACTGTGATCATTGATTTTTTTCATAGCATTATAACACAACATCAATGCTATGCTTTGTACTCTCCCAACACTAAGAGTATTATCATTGAATTTATACCAAAGCAATGGTGACAATTTAAATCCAACAAGACGATCAACGAATCTACGTGTTTCTTGTGCATTTACAATATTCAAATTAATATTCCTTGGATTTTCTAATGCGTTTTTAATTGCGGTTTTTGTAATTTCATTAAATTCAATACGATAACAAGTTTTGTTTTTCAAAATATCAGAAATAGTATTGTATATATGATGTGCTATTGCTTCTCCTTCCATATCAGGATCGGCTGCGATATAAATCATATTAGTGTTTTTTACATGATTACGAATATTTTTAACAACCTTGGGATTAGTAATAACATATGATCCTTTCCATGTATTTGTATCAATTCCTAAGTCATTGGGAGGCAAATTATTAATATGTCCTAATGAACAAATTACATCATACTGCTGATCAAGATATTTAGAAATTGTTTTAGTTTTGGTAAAACTTTCAACAATAATAAGAGGCTTCATTTATCAAAAAAAAGCATAAAAATAATCATTTTTTATTTTTGTTAGATTAGTAAAAAAAGTACATATCACTCTATTTTTCCAATATTTTATAATTTTTTATTTCTTTTCAATATTTTTAATGATATGTACTCAAATTTAGGCAAGACCCTTTTCCACTTTAAGTTTAGAATATTCTTTCATTATCACCTCTGCGGTATCAATTGGTAAGATGTCATATTTATCTGAATAAAATTCTGGACCCCTTCTGGTTTCTCTATCTACAAGAGAGCGGAGAGGAAACAGATCTTTTAATTCAAATCTAATAAATTTTTTATCACCATTTGTAAGTTCAAATACAAAAAATATTGAAGAATTTACCTTATTTTCCAAAGAAACTGTATAATAACTATTGGGGTATAAAAACACAGTGTTAAAAAATCCAGAACTATCAACATTAAATTTATTTACTGTACCTTCAAATGCTATATCAGCACAAGGAAATGGTAAACCAGTACCGTGATATGATGCCCGTTTATCAATAGGATTAGGTGCAATAAGCAATACATTTTTGAACATATTGCGGTTGATTATTGTTCCAATAATTCTTATTTTGGTATAATTATCAATAATATTTACCTGACATTTCAAATATTCGTTTTGAAATTCCATACTATCTCTATATAAAATATGTGAAAAAAAAGAAAACATTTTAGTATTTACGACCGTCTCCTAAACCAAAGGGTTCTACCTCTTGGCGTTTGCAAGTAACAGCGTCACATTGAACACTGTATCTTTCTGGATGCATCGTACCAGCCTCGGTAGTTGGTATTGATGATGTAGAACCACACATTAATCTGTCACTTGCTATCTTTCTCTGCTGTTCTATTATTTTCTCAGCATTTCGTTGTAAATAAAGTCTTGATTCATAACTAGAAGCAGTTATATCATTTTTGTGTAAATCTGCCATAAAGTCGGAGTTATATACACATCTAGGTCTATAATCTGTAAATGTTCGCCCATCATTCATTCTAGAAGGACAAGAATTATTTTGAACTGTAGAACAACAACTCATAATATAAATCTATTGCTATCTTTACAGAAGATATTTTTTCTTATGTCAATATTCTATCTATAATAACATTTTTGGTTCCTTCTGTTGATAAATCCAAAGAAGAAGCTATTTCCTTTAGTTTATCTAAATTCAACTTGGTCAATTTTTTTCGATTGTATGTATTGGGATGCATTTCCGATATATTTGATTCAAGATCATCGTTTTCAATTGAAATATTTGAAGAAATTTCGTGAGAAACTACAGGGATATCTTTTTTATCGTCGTTGTTTTCATTTACAACATCAGTTATTTCAGCAGAATGTAATATTTCTACAGTATTTGTTTTTAATTCTTCTATTTTGGTTACTTCCTTTGTATCACTTGAAAATGTATCAGTTATGATATCACATGTCCCGCCATTGAATATTTCATTCATAATAACTTCGGCATCATCAATTGATATCTTTTCATTACTTTCTTCTGATAATGCTTTTTGAAGTTCTAAATTTTCCTTTTTCAAAGATTGTACCTTATTTTCTAAAATCTTATTATAAGATTCTATTCCATTTAATCTACGCCAAATATATATAACCACCAATAAAAAGAATAAAAATATAATAAAATATATTAAGAAGGATCTTTCAAAACAAAACATTATAAAAGTGTTTATCTACTATTAATCTCTCTATATATTTTGTTTTTCATATTAATCGCACTATCTATTACTGGTTTTGGAAACATTTTTGAAGATAATAATTCAATTGCAATACATTGAAATGAATGTCCGCGCTTGATACAATATGGGAAATAGAATTCTCCATTATCTTGTTGAATAGCTTCCACGGATAAATTGATAAAACGATCAGGATATATTTCTTCTAAATATGTTAATTTGTGAAAATGAGTAGTTAAAATTATATTTGAACTTTTCATATTTCCTATATACTCTGTTACTGCAAATGCTGTTGACATTCCCTCGGTCGGTGGCGTAGAATGCATCGGTTCGTCCATAATAAACAACCCACACATATTATTATCAGATATATACTTAGCTTTATCCATCATTTTGGAACAATATTCGGCTTCGACTTCAAAATATGACTTCGATCCTAGTATATCCGATATTCTCATAAATGATATAATAGTATTATAAATTTTTATATTTGCTCTGTATGCATAAGATACTCCAAGTGTTTGGGCTAATATTATATTCGATAGAATTGACTTGACGTATGTTGTTTTTCCTGCAGCATTTGGACCAGTTACAATAATATTCTTGGTTAAATCAATTGGGTTGGCATTTTGACTATTTGATAAAATAGGATTTTTCATATTCCATAGTTTTGTATTATCTGTATAATTTGCAATACACCACGATTTCCTATTTTTTAGTTTACTTACGGAATTAATTATATCGATTGTGTAAATTTTTAACAATATTTTGGATATATTTGTTTTAATATGATCGTTTTTCCACAATTTATATATAGATGCTGAATTATTTTTTAACTTTATATCCTCTATGTTACTAATTTCTACAAATGGTTTTATAATATGTTCTGGAAATACTTTAAATATTTCTTTAGTTTCATTTAAAAATTCATTGAGATTCTTTATTTTTTTCAACAATGTTTTACGAATATCGTATAACATATATGAATATTCTAGCGTTTGGTATATATTGTACACAAACAAACAAGAATATGCTATAATCATTATAATTCGAATAAGTGATACTTTGATATTTGCAGAAAATGTGAAGAGAAATTTAAAAAATTTATATATAATTTCTACATATGTTTTGAGAGAAATGTTAAATTTTAAATATCTATTAAAATAATACCATGGTGATAATAATGAAAGTATTGGATAAATTATAGTGTTCATAGGAACCATATATATTTTATAGCCATGGTACATTTCTAATATATATTCAAAGTGATTAATAAAGGACAAAACATATGATTTTGGAAACAATATATTAATCAAGTTATTTTCTTTTATTTCATTATTTAGTTTATACACCCATAATACATCATCTTCCAATGATCGTAAGTTATCAAAATTTAAATTATATTTCGAGTATGCATTTTGTCTTTTTTTCAATAATTCAATATTATCGGTTGGATTCTTTACTAACGTATTTATCAAAATTTTACTACCTTCTAATGTTGGCAATGTTTCAACCCATGTATCGATTTTAGTATCTTTATATACATCTGGAGACACATCAATCGATGGCATCAACCCATTTTTTTGAATTATATTTGCAATTATATTTTTTTTTGTGATATCCGATAGTTCTAGTAAATCATATAATTCTTTTTTTTCATCTTCGGTTGTTTGCATATTATATCTGTTATATAGATTAATGATAATAATATAAATATATTTATCGCAGTATTATAAAAAATGATAATCGATATTCATATGCTTTCTTAAATGTCTTCGACAACAATATCTATACAGTATTGTGGAAATATCTTTACAATTGAGAGTGAGCCATATGAAACTAAAGAGGAAACATACACTAGAGCATGGTATATCTTAAAAAATCTAGGTAAATATTCTTATGATGCACTTTACTCATTTTCAATTATTGAAATGAATAAGAAAAAAGGAATGATATATGATTTATAAACTATAAATCTATTTTAACATTAACGCGTCGGCTTCAAGTTTATTTCCTCCTCTCTTTTTTTTACCACCGAGAATTGGATTTCCATCATTGAACTTGGGAAAAGCACCTAATGCTTCATATCCAGTACACTCACCACCGCTGCGTTTTGATTTTCTTTTTTTTCCACCAGTAACTTCTGGTACTGGTTCTGGTACTGGTTCTGGTACTGGTTCTGGAACTGGTTGTTCTAATTCCCCTCCTTGTGATGACATATCTGCACTATCATCACCTCCATGTTTTTTCATTTTTCTACCAACGGGTTTTTTAGTTGCTTTTTTAGCAGTTTTTTTGTATTTTCCACCTTCTTTTGGTGCTACAATAGCTTCTGGTTCAGTAAACTCAGCATTGGCATACATATTGTCATCTACAGCACCAGTTAAATCAGCAGTTGCATAACTTCCTCCCTTTGCGGTTTTCTTTTTCCCCCCCATTAGAGTTTTTACGACATCTTGAACAAGTAAACCGCCATCCATACCTTTCATATTATCAAGGAAAAATGATTCAGTTAATTTATCACCACCTCCTAGTTTTTTCATGCGTTTTGCATAAGATTCCGATAATTTAGAATCAGATAATACTCGAAGGCCAAGAATTATAAGAGATGCAAGAACTGGCGAAAGTTCAATTGTCCCCCCGCGTTTCTTTTTTTTTCCACCATACATATCCCCTTCTTGTGGAAGCATAGCTGATAATTTTGTTACAAGATCATTCACTACATTTGCTGCATTCATTATATCTTTATTACTACTATATACAAAACAATTTTATTTTTTCATATTTGAAAAACGTAAAACTAAAAATACAGCAACTAAAGTTGTTAGAAAATTAAGTATTATAAATAATATAACAAATGGTATCATGTAATACAATAAATATATCAATATCGGCTTGATAATTTCGGTTCGAATATCTGATTTTAAAATTTCTTCCTTGATATATGAAAGTAAGTAATTAATAAACAAATTACACGATTCCATTTTAGATTTTTTATCGCGCGTTTCCATAAATTATACCTATATCTTACTAAATAGCAGAAAAAATACAAAATAATAAAAACATGACTTCTACATTTTGTACGCCAATTTATAGAAATAAATATTATGTATCACAACCTGATAAACCCATATATATTGAAATCATAGACGCTATAATAAAACAAAACATTAAATTACAAAATAATAAAGGCTATATTTTAACATTATATATAAATGAAGATACGAAAAAGGAACTAGAAAATGTAGATAATAATGCTAAAAATAATTTAATAGAAGAAAACAAGAACTGGTTTAAAAATAATCTAGATATTGCGGAGATTGCTGAATTATTCAAATCATCTCATTGCTCACAAAATAACATATTACATATCTATTTGACTGACAAAAGTATCATCGAATACGATAACAAAGTAATAGATCAAGATTCGGTAATTACAATTTTAACCGATAAAAAAATATTCGAACAATGCGTTATTAACATTAAGATACAAAATTTAGGAATGTATATTTATCCAACACATACAATAAATAAATGGGGTGTAAAACACATGAAAATATATAAAGTGGAAAATGAACAGTTAGAAATTACGGAAAAAAATGAAATTGAATTATTTTGGAAAGAGCAATTAGAACATTGTAAAAAACTTCTAGAAGAAAAAGAAGAAAAAATAAAGGAACAACGGGAAAACCTCGATAAATTATATTTTTCTATCATAAATGAAAAATCTCAAAATAAAGAATGGGAATCTAAATTCGCGGATTTTATAAAAAAAATCCAAAATATTATATTTTAATGTTAATAGATAAATAGAGTACACTTACAAAGATATGGTTGGAACTAATAATACCGTTGTTATGTCATTCGCAATCGCTATGTTTTTACTTTTAATAATATTGCTTGTTATGACTTATAATTCCAAATGTCAGATGAATAATGTCGAGCGCTTTTATTCCAATACTGAGAATTCCCCTAAATATAATAGTGAATTATTAAATAACTCCCAAGCACAACCTTCCTCAGCGCAGCCTAAAGCTGTTGAAGCATCTGATCCTCTTGGAAATGAAATATACAAAGATATTCAAGATCCCGAGGCAAGATCTGTTGTGCAACCTACACAAACTGCCGGAACATGTGTTAATAAAGACAGACTTACAAGCGCTGATCTATTACCGATGGATGCAAATAGTAAATGGGCTGAATTAAATCCTCAATGTTCTGGGGATTTACAAGATCAAAACTACTTAACTGCCGGATACCACATTGGCGTGAATACAGTTGGTCAATCCCTTAGAAATGCGAATAGACAACTGCGTTACGAGCCTCCTAATCCTCAAATACCCGTGTCTCCTTGGCAAATAAGTACAATTGAACCGGATCAACGTGGACACGGACTTCTTGATATCGGTGCCCCTCCCACATATTAATTTTAATTTTTTCAACGTTTATATTTATTTCATAAACGCAGTATTTAAGGATTATGTTTTATTTTAGATATAATAATAATTAAAAATGTCTTTATCATCTTTAACATGTAAAGATCTATTACTTTCATCTTTAACGGAATTTTATAATGAAAATACCGCACAAAAATCAATTTTGAAAACAATAATTGAGGGAGAACATAAACTATCATTGAGATTAATTGATTGGTTCGTAACACATTATTCAAAATCATCAAATGTAATTTATTGGGTGAATAAAAATAGCTATGAAATATTTGAAGATTTCCCAAATCATACTGATGACAATAAAAACTATAAAAGAATCAATGTATATATGGATTATCGAGCTCAATTAAAATCATATGCAAAAATAAATTTTGATTCTTTTAGAAGACATAATAGAATTACATTTATTTTAGATTTGAATACAAATGAATTTGTAGAGACAACAGTTGGACAATTGAATTTTTTCCGTTGGATTTTCAAAAATGGAATTATTGATTACATAGATAGATATTATGATGTAATTTATCAAGATATGATTGATAACAATACATCAATCAAAAACAAAAAGAATGTTTCAAAAAATAAATCCAATGATATCACAAAAACAAACACAATTTGCACTTTGCATTTTGATTAATGCAGTTATTATTTTATAAACCTAAATTGGTTTTAATATCATTGATCTCTTGTTTTAAAATTTCATTTTCTTGATATAATATATCTATTTTTTTAGTTAATGTATCGACATAATTTGACATGTTAAAATCAATGTTTGATAATATTTGATACAACTCATTTGAGGTATACTCGAATTTTGATGATAAGTTTTCATCATATAGTGTTTCAATTGATAAGTTTACACTATCATAAAATTTTGAAATATAATTTGACATATTTTTATCTTTTTCTGTTATGTCAACAAGACGTGAATCGTAATATGATATTTTTTCAAATAAAGAATTAGAAGTTTCTTGTAAAATATCATCCATATATTCATTTAATGTCATTTTAGTGCTAAGATCAACACCAATAACTTGTAATCTATTTACTGTTAATGTTCCAAATACATACAAGTCTGTATCCAATACACCATTTGTAATGAATCGATTACTTGAACCTGTTTGAATAGAATCTGTATTTATTTGAGACATTTTTAAGTCAAAATTTTGTTGAAACAAACTTACATAGTTTGCATTTATTCGGGCATCAACCAGAGAAGGGCTATAATATATATTGCTGGATCCTTGAGGAACTTTGTCGGTTGTTAGATTTGTGATATCTACCCTCTTCCATTTTAATTCACCATCCGTATCATATGACAAAAAAGAATCACTCGTATGAGGATAATCTGGTAATACATATCTTAAATTTGATGTTAAATTAGACGATGACAGCAATGTAATTGAATAATTAGATGATAGTTCTTCATGCGTTTCAGTATAAGAACCTATGGAAAGTCTATCTGTGAAAATCCCAGACTTGACATAAACAGAATGAGGAATAATATTTGAATATGTATTTGACGAATCGAAATATAAATTGCTTTGTTGAAAATTATATAAATTATTCAAACCATCAATTTCATCAAATTTAAATCCAAACGCAGATGGCGTAAATTCTTTATTATATTTATTGTTTCCACCGAAATATAGAATTTCATTGTCAATATAGTCATCGTATTTACAAAACGTGTTACCAATATTTATAGTATAATTGCAATTATATAATTGATTTATATCATTTCCAATTATTAGTGGTTTAGACTTCATTAAGTTTTCAAATTTCAAATTATTTTGAAAAATATTATTTCCTAAAATAATAGCATTATTAAGGTAATTATTATTCAATTGTAAATTATTATCATTACCAATAATAATAGATTTTAAAGTATTCAATGTTGTATTATTTGAGCCTATTGCAATAGTGTTTGTAGATTTAGTCAAAATGTTATTGTCTCCAAGAATTAAATTATCATATCCAGTGTCAAAATTCGTATTACCTACTATAATGCTATTGAATCCTGGATTATTATTTTGACCAATTGCTATCACATCATATAATGCTTTGAGAGTATTATCATTATAATTTTTTCCAATTAGTATATTATTTGACGCAGACTGAACATATGTTCCTGATTCAGCCCCTATAAATATATTGTTTGTAGCCAAAGAAGTATTTTCCCCAGATTTATAACCAAGAAAAGTATTATAATAATTTCTATTTAAGGCATCTGTAAATAAGAACAAACTTTTGCCAGAATTTTCTCCAACAACTGTGGAATTATAATCAAATGATAAATATGTATTATTACCAGATGTATCAAAACGAGCAAACCCTGTTGCTAAAATACCATTCATATTTGAATTTATATTAGATTATTATCTTATATATTGTATTGTATTTTATAAATGAAAACAGACATTCCTAATATAAAAGAGAATGTCATACATATTGGAACAATGTGTTGTAGTAGTTTATTGCTATTATTAGATATTTTCCTGTCTATGATATTCATAATTTTTTGTTTTTCGAAACAATTGTCATCAATTTCATCTTCCATGTTCCGTAAATGTTCTAGATAATATATATTATATACAGGGGATTTTGGTTCACTAACTGAATTCATTTTTATATTAAAACAAACGTTATTTTTATATACTATAATGTTAGAAAAAATGAAAAAAACACAAGGTGGTTATGTTGAAAACTATTCTTTTGGAAATGTTCCAGCACAAAGTCTTACATCCATACAACCTTTCCTATTGTATTATGGAAAAAGTTATCCCGAATTTGACTACAATCAAGCCATGAAATCGTACAACATAATATCATATGGTGGAGGAAAAACACGTAATAACAAATTATATCAACTAACCAAAAATCTAATGAAAAACATGTATGATTCGTTCAAAAAACAAAAAAATAGCAAATCTGCATTATCCAGCAATAAAAAATATCTAGGTGGTAATACTGAATTGGATAATAATTTCCCAGATGCCGGAATTAAAATAAAAGATACCTCTGGATTAAAATTTCAAGATTCATATTCATATCCTCCTAGTGTTAGTCAAAGAATTTTTAATGTTCCACAATCGCCTTTTTCAGCATTATGGGTAAACAATTGAACTTAGAGAATTATATGGCTTGATATTAAAATTATCAGGAACATAAACATGCTGATTATGTAACTTATTGAAATTGTAAAGTATGTCAAACATACGTTTTGATTCTTTTTCATAATTATGTATTGATTTTTCTATTTCATCATATGCATTAAAACCATATGAATGTTTTAAAGATTCTGGCACAATTACAATAAATGAGTGCATAATTTCTAATATATTATTGTGAATGTCTACATATATTTCTAAATTATCAACAGGATATCTTTCTGATAATATATAAATGTATATTTTCATTAAGCTATTCATATTTATCACTAAATCTCCATATCTAGAATTGCTAAATTTTTTTATAAATCGAATATTATTTAAAATAGTCAAAAGAACTTCATTTTCATACAAATAAGTAAGTTTTTTTGGAAATTTATGAATAAAAAAACTTTTATCATCTTTCTCAATTCTCGATTTAATATCATTATCAAGAGATTTGTGTATTGATTTAATATCATTATTTCTTATTTCATTTAAGTTATTTAAATATAAATATATTAAATACCCTATAATTATAATTATAATAATTGCAAATAATGTATGTAAATCAAGCATTTTTAACAGAAAAAAGGTTACTGCTAAAATAATTATAGAAATATACAGTTCAGAATATAAAAATAAAAATTCTGTCATAACTTTATTTTAACAGATATAAAAATTAAGCATTTGCACCATCAATAAAATA